AATAGATTAAGAAAATATAAAAAACAAATAAAACAAACAATCGAAAAAGCAAAAAGTAAAAAAATTGAAAGTGCAAAAAAGTTATAATCAATTGTAACACTAAATCTAACCGCAGATGCACTAGAGGCAGTATGTGCTGAGATCCAGGAAGAGCAAGACAAGTTGACCAGTCTGGAGGCAAAGGATCCAAAGAGCATGCGTGACACACATGATATTGACAAATGTTTGTGCACCCTTGCAAATCGTGCGGCCGAGCGTAAATGGTACACGAACAGATGCAGTTATGTGCGAGCATTCATTGCAAGGTATTTCATGGATGGTACACGACCGATCATTGCACCTGATGACATTGACGGAACCTACCGGATGATTCCAAGTACATTGCTACCTCTTCTTCGCAAAGATCTATTGCGATCACACAACTTCAAACTTGCACTGATTCCAATTTACAGTTTCAGGCGAACTGTGGCAGATGATCCAGCATGGCAACACAAGTATCGCAGCATCATCATGGAGTACTCATCCATTGACACTGATCAGATACATGTTGTCTACCTAGTTGACATCAATGAGATCGTCAAGTACCGAACATGTCGTTTGTATGCTACCTATGATTTTGAATATGAGCATAGGTGCGACACAGTAGAGCAGATCACAAAGCCAAAGAAGTCTAGCAAGCAACAGGAGAAAAAGTACCGATCAAAGCCGCGATCACGTCATGACAAGGATTCAAAAGCGAAGAAGCGCCAAGAGAAGCCAAGCCGCAAGGACCGTGATGATGTGCCACGCAGTCGAATCCACCTAATGGTACACCCAAAAAGCAATCCGCGGCGCAAATGGAATGCCCGCCAGACCTACACATTTGATGAGTAGTTTTGACTGTCTGCTGATTTTGTTTATTGAACAATGACAAAAATGTCATAATACACATATGATAAATAAAAAATTGATTGTTTTATTGTATATGTTTTAATATTGCACAAAGTATTAATACATACAATGGCAACAACAGATTTATCTCATGATGACACAGATATTACTGTGGAATTATCAGATAGATTGCAAATAGTGGATAAGAAAGATGTCAAGCCTAAATTATACAAGTTTGATTCATCATCTGATATTTATGACATCATATCATATTTTCTAGAAATAACACCATCTAATGAGCCATTTTATATTGTTGATTTGGGGGAAGCCCAAAGAAAATATCAACAGTGGAAATTTCATTTACCCAGAGTTCAACCATTTTATGCTATTAAGAGCAATCCTGATCCTATGCTATTACACATTTTGGCCAAGCTCGGCTGTGGATTTGATTGTGCTAGCAAGGATGAAATCATTCTGGCAAAGGCAACAGGTGTTCCACCAGAGAAACTATTGTATGCAAATCCAGTCAAGAACAATGAAAGTTTACAATATGCAAGATCACAAGATGTAGATTATTTAACATTTGATTCATGCTGTGAACTAGACAAAATAAAATTATTTCATCCTGATGCGAATTGTATTATCAGAATCAAGGTTGATGATAGTGGATCAGTTTGTAGATTTAATTCAAAATTTGGTTGTTCACTAGAAGAAGCCAAAGAATTATTGGAGCTGGCCAAGATAGATAAGGTTAATGTTGTTGGCGTTAGTTTTCATTGTGGAAGCAATTGTAAAAAAGCAGGTCAATTTATGAGTGCAATTGCAGATGCCAGGAAAATATTTGAGATGGGTTCAGAATATGGATTCAAGATGAATATATTAGATATTGGTGGTGGATTTCCTGCTATTGATGATGGATCGGTAACATTTGAGGCCATTGCAGATGAAATAAATGCGGCATTAGATAAATACTTTGGTGATCTAGAAAATGTTGCATTCATTGCAGAACCTGGACGTGCATTTTCGGCCAGTTCACACACTCTGGTAACAACAATTATTGGTATTAAGAGTTCATTTAGTGATACAAAAGAAGAAATTTTCAAATATACACTAAATGATGGAGTATATGGATCATTCAATTGCATTATATTTGACCATGCCGAACCCATAGTCATGCCATTCAATGAACGCACAGAAAGACGGTATCACTCGGTCTTATTTGGACCATCATGTGACTCAATTGATGTTATCACTAAAGATGCTATGTTGCCAAAATTAGGAGTTGGTGATAGGGTTTTTGTCAAGAATTTTGGGGCATACACAAAAGCATCATCATCAAGTTTTAATGGTTTTAAGACCACTTTGAATTATTACATTATTAAACAATGACAGTAATTTTAGTTTATTTTATAATTATGAAAATGCATTAAAAGTATCTAATATTTCTGACACAATATGAATAAGGTGAAAAAGATAAAACAAAATCACTGTAAAAAAGATATAAATCGATAAAATAACATCTTACATCTTTTTCAGTAAATCCAATCCTGTAGCATGTTTCAAACTGTTCAAAAGAGGAACACCAGTGTTCAATATATCATGCATAGTACCACTCAAACCATTCATTTTGCCATCACCTTGAACAACAGTAATATTTGGATTCATACCACGCACTGCATTTGATTGTTGTTCAGCAATCTTTTCCAAAACACCCTTGTGAACAACCAAGTAACTGTTTAGTTGTTCTGCACCACCAGCAGATTCAATCAGTTTGGTTAGACCTTCGGCTTCTGCCTGTCTCAATGCATAAATACCCTTAGCCTCATTTTCTTGTTCAACTAAATGAGCCAATGCCCTCATTTTTGCTGCTTCTGCATCAGCTTCGGCTTGTAACTTTGTTGCCATTGCTTTTGCCTCTGCTTCAATAGTAATTGCCTCTGCAGCAGCTTTTGCCTCAATAATTCTTGAACTTGCAATTCCTTCAGCAGATCTAACTTTGACTTCTGCATTAACATTGGCAGAAGACATATCGTTGGCCCTCATGGCTTCTGTTTGTTGGGAATTACGGAACATCTCTACTTCTTTTTGCAATTCTAGTTTTCTCTTTTCGGAAGCAGCATTGGCCTCAGCAAGTGCAACTGATGTCTTTCTACTCAGTTCTGCCTTAGCCACTTCCAAAGCAGCACATGATTCAGCAATTTCTATATCTCTTCCATTTTCTGCCACCTTGGCAAGTTTTTCAAATTCTGCCGTTGCTTGTCTAGTTTCAGTGGTATGTAGTTTCTCTCCAATGTTACCCATCTTGGCTTTTTCAGCAACTGCCACCTTAGCCTCATTAACTGCTCCCTCGAGTGCTCTTTGCTTCATGTATGTAAAATATTCATTACCTGGCATATCTCTGAGTTCTTCAATATTTGCATTGTAAATTTTTAATCCAAATTGCTCAAGCTCTCCATCAATAGCCTTGATCAATTGATTTTTGAATTCCTCACGACTATTAAACAGATCATCTAGACTAATCTTACCGGCAGCAACACGTGCTTCACCTTTAACAATACCTAGAATCTTTGTTTTCAAATCTACATATGTTGTTTGTTGAAATAGTTTTGCGTATCGTTCTAAATATGAACGATCATCCTTAGGACCAATAGTAAGAACAATTGGCATATTGAAGGAAATGCGTTCCTTTGACATGGCTTCATCAACAATACATTGGTATGTAAATGGTTCAAGATTAATTATATTAAATGTTTGATATGGTAACCACAGAGTTTTCTTACTGATTTCGATATCATCAATAAAAATACCAGTCTTAACTAAATATTGATTGGGACCAGCAATTTTTACTCTTGACGCGACCCATGCAGTTGTTGCTACAGCAACTGCAGCTGCACCATATGACCCAAGCATAGTTGCTGATAAATATTGTTCGGCAAATGTTGGATCGAATTGATCACTTGAAAACATTCGTTTGTCTTTCTTATCGGTCATTAGTGGCAAAACATGAGAAATTGCTGGTCGAATGGTAGGTATTTTAGTTGCAACAAATTTAGAAAGCATTAAAGTAATTCTTTAGTGATGTATGTCGTTAGTATCGATGATATTAAAACATCAATTTTTTAATAAAATCAAATAGCTGCCTTTACACCAAATCCTAGACCTAATGCAACTGCAATGGCTCCTAAACCGGATGCAATTGTTGTCATTAATTTTTTACCAGTCTTTGAATTCTCTTTTGCCTTTTCCAATTCCATAACTCCATGACTAACAAAATCTGAAGTTTTCAAAATATTCATTTCAATTTGATCTATCATAATTCCCTGAGATGCCACTAAAAATTGCAATTCAACAAAAGTTTGATTTAGATCTCGGATGCTATCAACTATTTGTTTGATTTGCTTATCTCTTTCCGCCAAAATAATTTCATGATCTGATGATAATTCACTAGATAACAATCCATGAGTCATTGTATCATCATCACTTTCACGAGGTTCATATCCCGGAAGAGTCAAACCGGAAGTCTGCATAGTGCGATGATGATATGTTCTTGCTGCTTTAAATTGTGCAGATAATTCATTAAGTTCTATTAATTTTATTTTTTTATCATTTGCCTCGATTGGATCAGATGGAGTGAATGCCTTGAGTCTTTCATATTCGGTGGCAATTAATAAAGTTGTTTCATCAATTATTTTTTTAATTATCATACTTTTTATTTCATCTTTATCACCAGACTCATGCAGACGATGTTCTCCAAATTGTTTGGATACATGTTGTTCCTTAATTTGTTTTATGTTTGATTCAATGTGTGAATAATGACCCTCAAATCGTTTTATATGTGTTTTACCGGCCGGACGATTAATTTTTAAGCGATCACATTTACCATGAGAAATATGTTCATTGGAAGATGGTAAATAATTCCAATAATCAGTAATACTTTCGCTGATCAGATGAAATTTAATAGTTGGGCATGATTGGTTGAATAATTCAATCTCAGCAACTTCAGCATATGTGATAAAATGGGTCACATAGATATAAACATTGTTAATCAAATCATTTGATCGATGTTGTGTCCCCCATATTTTTTTCTTGGTATTCACAATGCTTTCCATAATATACCGGATTGTTGGGACAAATTGACTATAAATTGGTAGATCACTCTTATACATATGTTTAGAAGATGAATATATGTAACCAGCCAGACCATCCTTGTCAGTGGTAAACTCCCCCTTCTCAATATCTCTAATGAGTGCTCTTTGTTCTGTTTCTGATTTGACATAATTATTTTGATCTGTCAGTATTTTTTCCAATTGTGCTAATGTCTTAATGTGCCTGGAACATATTTTATTTTTTCTATCATAATCCATTACCTCCAACACATCCTCACGATTAGGGGTTTTTAATTTTTCAGTCTCTGTTTTGACAAATAAAATTGCTTCAGCATATGTCTTGTATCTTATCTGTTCATAGATGTAATCATCTAATCCAGTACCATCCAATTTGACACCATAATAATGCAACATGCTTTCATATTTCCATGGAAATAACAGTGGAATCAATTGATCATATGATCTTTCATATGCAACAAATAATTTTCCATCACTTTTAGTACTGAATAAAATGGAGCTTTCATTACATGCACTTATAACATCTTTCATTTTGTCTCTTAGACCATCAGACGGAGAAAGTATTATTGCGGGTATTGAACGTACAACAGACAAAACACTTGACAAGTTACCAACGGCACACCAATTTGAAATGGGATTGAAATCCATTGTACAATGTGCAATATCCTGAATCAAATGATTTGTGTCACAGCTAATAATATGGGGGATAATGGTATGATTTATGGTCATGTAGAAATAAATATACATTTTGTTGGTGTATGTGCGCAACATTTCCACAATATCAGAAAGACAAGTTGCATCCACAAAAAATACAATATCACGATCACCAGTAGGAATAACATCATTAATTAAACATGTACCAGCAATTTTACAATCTAATATATTTTTGGGAGAGAAGACATTTTTAATTAATTCAAAACCTTGTTCAGTGGTTACTAATATTTTTGTACTGGTGCCACAACTGAGAAATGATCCTAATGTGGATCTGTAGGTATTAAGAATACTCATATCTATACAACCTATACAGTATGTTGACATTTGTTTAATGTGATTTGTATCAATTTTTATTATTATTTTTTTCTTTTTCGCGTTGTGATGCCAAATAAATGGGCAATAAAATATGCTGAAAAAATTGATAATCAAACATTATGTCTATTAAAATCATAAAGATTCTACACTACAAATGTCTGACAAATCAACAACCACATTTAACGGAGCAATCGGTATCGATTTGGGTACAACATATTCCTGTGTTGCCGTTTGGGAAAATGGCAGAGTAGAGATTATTGCAAATGATCAAGGAAATCGTACAACTCCATCATATGTTGCATTTACACCAGAACATACTCTTGTTGGTGATGCTGCTAAAAATCAATGTTCTCAAAATCCTAGAAATACAGTTTATGATGCCAAGCGTTTGATTGGTCGTAAGTTTACTGAACCAAGTGTTCAATCAGATATTAAACATTTTGCTTTCAAAGTTAAACCTGATGAAACAGATAAACCACTCATTCAGGTTACATATCAGAACGAAGAAAAGACTTATCACCCTGAACAGATATCAGCACTTGTTCTGGCAAAGATGAAGGAATATGCTGAAGCTTATTTGGGTCAAAAAGTTACTAAGGCAGTTGTGACAGTTCCAGCTTATTTTAATGATGCTCAAAGACGTGCAACAAAAGATGCGGGAACTATTGCTGGTTTGGATGTGGTGCGTATTATTAATGAACCAACTGCTGCAGCAATTGCCTATGGTCTTGATAAGAAATATACTAAGGAAAGAAATGTGCTAATCTTTGATTTGGGAGGTGGAACATTTGATGTTAGTGTCTTGGCATTGGAAGATGGAATTTTTGAGGTTAAAGGTACATCGGGTGATACACATTTGGGTGGAGAAGATTTTGATAGTCGCATGGTTGATTTCTGTTTGGAGGAATTCAAGAAGAAAAACAAGGTAGAAATTAAAAAGAGCAGTAGTGATGATAGAGAGGCAAAAGCAATCCGGCGTCTAAGAACTGCTTGTGAGAGAGCAAAGAGAACACTTTCTAGTGCACCATCGACTGTAATCGAGATTGATTCACTTTTTGATGGTATTGATTTCAGCCTTGTATTTTCTCGCGCCAAGTTGGAGGATCTGTGTTCTGACCTGTTTAGCAAATGTTTGGTTCCCGTTGCAGATGCACTTAAAAATGCTAAGAAGAGTAAGGCAGAGATTGATGAGGTTATTTTGGTCGGAGGATCAACCAGAATTCCTAAGGTTCAACAATTGTTGAGAGATTTCTTTTCGGGCAAAGAGTTATGTCAATCAGTTAATCCTGATGAAGCGGTTGCATATGGTGCTGCTGTGCAGGCAGCCATTTTGACCGGAATGGATAGTACATCGGAAACACTAAATCAGGTTGTTCTTTTTGATGTTGCCCCCCTCAATCTTGGTGTTGAAACAGCAGGAGGTGTTATGCAGGTCGTTGTTCCCAGAGGTACACAAATTCCATGCAACAAGAAAGATACATTTACAACTTATTCAGATAACCAGCCAGCTATTACTGTCCAGGTTTATGAGGGTCAACGAACACTTACAAAGGACAACAATAAGCTGGGCCAATTTAATTTGTCAGGTATACCTCCAATGCCTCGTCATACTCCCCAAATTGAGATTACTTTTGGTGTGGATGCAAATGGTATTTTGATAGTTTCGGCAATGGAAAAAACATCTGGAAAGAGTGAAAAGATTACCATTACAAATGATAAGGATCGCTTGACTAAGGAACAAATTGATGCAATGGTTGCCGAGGGTGAAAAGTTCAAGGATGAGGATGAAAAACAGCGCCAACGTATTGATGCACTCAATGGACTTGAATCTTATGTTTACAACTGGCAATCACAACTTGATAACAAAGAATTAGCTAAAAATCTTTCAGAAGATGATGTTACAAGTGTCAAAGCCAAACTGGATGAAGTTAAGGTATGGCTCGATGATCACAAATCGGAATCCAAGGAAACATATGACGCAAAGATGGCCGAATGTGAAGCATTTATTAAACCAGTAATTGAAAAATTATATCCTCAGGGTGGGGATGCCGGTGGAATGCCTGGCGGTATGCCCGGTGGAATGCCTGGCGGTATGCCCGGTGGTATGCCTGGCGGCATGCCAGGCGGCATGCCTGACTTGGGTGGCCTGGGTGGCCTTGATGGATTGAAAAATATGGATCCCGCCAAGTTGGCTGAACTTTTGGCCCAGATGAAGGGTGGGCAGGGAGCAGGACCAGATGATGATTTGGACGAGGATTTTGGTTCAAAGCCAGCAGGTGAACCAAAGATTGAGGAGGTTGACTAAAAAATCAACACATGTACATTTAATTTTATTTTATAATTTGCTTTAAAAAAAGGTGAAATAATTAATGTTGATGATGTTTTACATTATACATTATACATTTTATTTGGACAAAAATATGCATAAAATATCAGATGAGTCATTAGGATATCTCATAAGAAGAATGATAAGAGCAGATATGACTGATCATCTAAATGATCTTTTAGATAAACTTCGTGAAGATATAACACATGATGAAAAATATGAAGAAACAGAGGATTTAATAAAAAATATAATAGAAGCTGAAAGTGCCGATCATATAAATACACTTTTAGATAAGTTGCGTGAAGATGAAAATTGTGAAGGAATAGTAAATCGTTATGAAAGGTTTATAAGAAAAAATACTGTAACGTGTAAAGTTTGTGATGAAATTATCACCACTGACCATTATTATGATAATGATGTTGATATGAGATTTGGTTGTGGCTCTGGCACTGATGTGGATTTTACATGTCACTGTGATGGGCTCATGGAGTGTTTTCATAGACCAGAAACTACTGTGTGGTTTTGCAGTAGTTCATGTTATGGTGTTCATAAAAAAGAATTTATTGATCCGAAAAATAATAAATATATATCATTGCTATTGTCTCCTTCACATGATGACTGGGAAACTTTTTTATCAAAATAATGTAGTTTTTAGTTGTGTGACATATTTAGATAAAAATTGATTTTATCCAAGTCTAGCATATTTATTTATTATTATTAAATGCATTACACATGAAAAAATGTTTTTTGCTGGGAGCAACAGAATCACAATTTAGTGATTTTGAGACTTGGAATATGAAAGTAAAATTATTTGATCACATAGACAAAGAAATAGTTGATGATTCAACATTGCCTACATTTGAAATTCGTTCTGTTGGAGAAGTCAATGCAGTATCTTTAAAATATAGAGAAAAAGAAATAATGGTGGCAAATTTAAATGATCTTTATTTAAGTTTGCCCAATTTTTTGATGAGTTTTGCTACAGTACATCATGATTTTCCAAAACCAGACATTGTTTTTACTGATATGTGGCCATTTTTTGAGGATTCATTTTTGTCATCATTATTTGTAACACTTGCATGTGACAAAATTAAATGTGCATATGGCGAACAGAAATTAGATTATATTCTTGGACTTGAGGCAAGAGGTTTTGTTATGGGTGGTATGCTAGCTAGTGTTCTCAATTGTGGATTTGTTCCAGTGAGAAAACCAGGTAAACTGCCAGGAGAAGTCATTGGATGTGAATATACAAAAAATTATGGTATTGACAAATTAGAAATGAGCAAAAAAGGGATGAAACAAAATGCAAATGTTTTAATTGTTGATGATATGTTGGCAACAGGTGGTTCAATTGGTGCAACCATCAGATTGTTGGATCATTTTAAACCTGCAGACATTAAGATTTTTGTCATATCTCATGTGAAAACAAGAATTGAATTAGCAAAAGAAACACTGAAAGAATATTATGCAAAAACAATAATATTGTGTCCATAAAATAAAAATTGATATTATGAACATTATCATAGTTCTATCCATATTTTATTAAATTGTCTGGCACAAAATATGCCAAAACAAAAGATTCGTGATGGTATGAAGTGTTCTGTGCCCGGATGTGCAGAGACATGGATTGTTGCATCCAGGAGAAGACTCACTTATTGTCATCTTCACTATGAACAATCGCTGGAACTCTACACTAAATACAAAGAATGGACACAGAAGGGTCTAAGTGATTTTGATGATCGCAGTTTGACACAAGCAATAAGCTTGCGTAAGGAATTTAGTGAAAAGTTCACCACACGAAACAAACGAGGTGAACATCATGAACCACATGTTGAATTTGTCAAACTACTGGAATCATTATTGTCACATCCAGTACCTGAACGAAGCACAATGTCAGAAAAGTTATTGAAAGAGTTCAATGAGATTTATTTGAGTTGATTTATACATACATGTGTTTGTATGATTCATCCTCATTTAATGTGTCAGATGCTTTCAAATAAATTTCATGATATGCTTTTTTTAATATATTATCATCAATAGTTTTGAGTTGCAAATTATTATTTGTGTTATCAAACATCATTTCAGAATATGCCAATTTGCAATATAAAACAAGTCGCAAGGTATCTCCACCAAAAGCCTGAAACTTATTCATTTTATCACCAAAAAACTTTGTTAATTTTTCTGTTTTGCCACTAAAAGACCACCCATCTTTTGCTAATTGTTGTTTGAAAATGGTTGATAACATTTCTGGTTGATAGTTAGCTATTTCAAAAACCCATGTACATCTTCTTTTGAATCCAGGTTGGTGTTTAAATAATGTGTTTTCCATTTTTTCCTTGTAGCCAGCCATAATAATAATGAGTTCTGGATGTTCAGACATGAATCTATTTAGTTCATTCAATGCCTCATTACCGAAACTGTCTTTTTCATCTAACACAAGAGAATATGCTTCATCAATAAATAAAACCTTGCCTTCCTCTAGAGTATTGATTAAAAGTTTTTGTGTTTTATCAGCTGTGTGACCAATATATAAACCCACAAAGTCGGGTCTACTAACAACCTTGATTGGAGCAGATGTTTGTAATCTAGCTAATGGAGTTTTAATTTTTCCTAGAGCTTTAAACTTTTTTGAATATCCAGTTAATGTATTCATAACAAGTGCACTATTTCTCATTTTACTTCTGAATGAAATCATATCGGACATAACTTTTGCTCTCTGAATGGTATATGTAAAAGTGGGTCCATCAAATTGTTGACATTTGTGAGAATAAACTATCGGATTAATCAAAAAATTGGGATTGATATCATTATTAATTTTATCATTTTCAAAATCATGTAATTTTTCTTTTTGTTCTATTGTGACTGGTTTTTTATCATCTTCACATAATATCCATTTTGAAGATGATAATAACAAATCATCATTATTGTCTAAAACTGATCTGGTTGTGGGGAGAGAATTATTAGTTTGTGTTTCTTTGTTGCACATTATTTTTGTTTTATTTTTTTGTTCAGCTGGTGAGTCATAACTGTAATCAATATTTTTATCATGCAAATAAATTGGAACAGGTATGACCATTATTCCCTTATCTGTTTTTTGACTAATAATACATCCTTTTTTATCATCATATGTTTGTTTTACATCACTTTTTTCGATTTTGACTTTTTTCAATAGGCCCAATGATGACCAAATTTTAGATAACACACTACCAACAGATGTTTTGCCAACACCAGGAGGTCCCAAAATCATTGTGTGTAACATGTGATCATCAAATTTGCTATTTTTATTGTCATTATGTGTAACAAGTAAAAATTTAATTAATTT